AGGCATCGCCCCCCCTGACCCCCCGCAAAAAAAGAAAGGGCTGCGCGTGACCGAGCGACCTTTGCGCGCCGTCAAGGCGGGCGAGAAGCCACCGGCCAAGAAGGCGGCGGCCAAACGGGCGCCAGCCAAGCCGCGGACCGTTGCGCAGGCGGCGAAGCTGTCGCGCAAGACGTTGCTCGAAACGGTTCGCGACAAGATCGCCGCGTCGATGGATGATCCGCGGGCACATCCGCGCGACGTCGTGAACGCGGCAAAGCAACTGCTGGAAATCCAGGCCCAGATAGACGCCCTTGGCGCCAAGGGGTCCAGCAAACAGGCACCTGCCGAACCGTCGGCGATAGCGGATACCCCGAATGAGTCCTGGGACGAAGACGCGATCTAGCTCGGCGACGACGCCGACGAAGAAGGGCCGGCCTACCGCGAGCCGGCCGGCGCCGCGCTCTGGGCCGCGATCGGGCCGGCCGCCGACGAAGCCGCTCGACGGGCCGAAGCTGTCAGAGGTCGCGCGGCATATCGTGCGGCCGGAAGGCATTGTCGGGACGGCGTGGCCGCGCGTGCGGGACACCTGCAAGAACATCGGTTGGACATTCGATCGCTGGCAGGACGGTCTTGGCCGGCTGATTCTCGCTCTCGACGGATCGGGGTTCTACGCCGCGGACACCAGCGTGATTTCGATTCCGCGGCAGGTCGGGAAGACGTACCTGGTCGGCTGCATTGTGTTCGCGCTGGCGCTGCTGACTCCGCGGCTGACCGTGATCTGGACGGCGCACCGTACGAAGACCGCCGAAGAGACGTTCGACAGCTTCAAGGCGATGTGCGAGAACAACCCGCTGTTGGGCGGGGTCGGCGGGCCGATTATCAAGCGGATCAGCGAGTCGCGCGGCGACAAGGGGATCTATCTGCGCAATGGGTCGCGGATCCTGTTCGGCGCCCGTGAGAACGGTTTCGGTCTGGGCTTCGCTGGCGTCGGCGTCCTGGTGCTCGACGAGGCGCAGCGGCTCACGTCGAAGGCCATGGATGACCTGATTCCGACGATGAACACCGTCGAGAATCCGCTGATCCTGATGACGGGTACCCCGCCGCGGCCGACGGACCCGGGCGAAGTGTTCACGATGCTGCGGCAAGACGCGCTCGACGGGGAGAGCGAAGGCACCCTGTATGTCGAGTTCTCCGCGGACGAGGACGCGAAGCCAGACGACCGCGACCAACTGCGCAAGGCGAACCCGTCGTACCCGCACCGCACCAGCGAGCGAGCGATTCGGCGTATGCGAAAGAACCTCACCGAAGAGTCGTTCCTTCGCGAAGCCCTCGGGATCTGGGACAAGGTGGTCCAGCGTCCAGTCGTCACCGCGGCGCGCTGGCGCCGGCTGGAATCGACCGGGCCGGTCGCCGGCGTGAAGCCGAACGGGTTCGGCGTCGACATGAGCCACGCCCGAATGATCTCGGTCAACGCGGTCTGGATCGACGGCGACGACGCGCACACGGAAGAGGTCTGGGCCGGCGACGACACCGACGCCGCGGTGAAGTGGATCGCGGACGCGTGGCGTCGCGCCGGCCGGCGAACTGTCGTCGTCATCGACTCAGAATCGCCGGCCGCGTCGATGATCGTCGACCTGGAAAACGCCGGCGTGAACGTGTACGTGACCAGCGCGGCGAACATGGCCGCTGCGTGCGGTGCCGTGGAAAACCGGCTGAAAGCTGGCACTCTTACCCATGGAGGACAAATGTCGGTTACGGACGCAGTTGTGAAAAACGGAAAACGTCGCCCCATTCGAGGCGCTGGCGGCTGGGGCTGGGACCGACGCAACCCGTCGAGCCAGATCCAGCAGGCCGTCGCAATGACGCTGGCGCTCTACGGGGCGACGAAGCACAAGCGGGCGACGCGGCGGCGTCGAGATGAGACAGGCAGAGAGGCGGTCGTGCTGTGACGGAGGAAACGACGTCGGCGGCGAAGTTCACGTTCCGAATCCCGGACCTGAACGACGACGTGGTGGACAAGATAAACGGGCTCTACCAGCAGCTCGTCGATCACACACCCCGGAACCTGCTACGAGCGTCGTTCTACGACGGTAAGTACGCCATCCGGCAGATCGGCAACCTGATTCCCCCGGAGTATCTGCGCACGGCGACTGTGCTCGGCTGGTCGGCGAAGGCCGTCGACACGCTGGCGCGGCGCTGCAACCTTGAATCGTTCGTCTGGCCGGACGGCGACTTTGGCAGCATCGGCGGGCCCGACGTCTGGGACGAAAACTTTTTCGCGACGAAGGCGAACAACGGCATGGTGTCGTCGCTGATCCATGGGCCGGCGTTCCTCATCAACACCGAGGGCGGCGCCGGCGAACCGGACTCGCTGATTCACGTCAAATCGGCGTTGCAGGCAACCGGCGAATGGAATGCGCGCCGCAACGCCATGGACTCGCTTCTATCGGTCACCAGTCGCGACGATCGAGGCCAGCCGACCGGAATCGCGCTGTACGAGGACGGCGTGACCGTGACCGCGGACCTGGACGACGACGGCGATTGGCAGGTCGACGTGCGGACGCACAAGCTCGGCGTTCCCGTCGAGGTCCTGCCGTACAAGCCGCGGGAGGACCGGCCGCTTGGATCGAGCCGGATCACGCGGCCGGTTATGTCGCTTCAGCAACGCGCTCTCAAGGGCTGTATCCGAATGGATGGGCACGCCGACGTCTACAGCTTCCCGCAGCTGATCTTGCTCGGAGCCGACGCGAAGAACTTCCGCAACAAGGACGGCTCGATGAAGCCGGCCTGGCAGATCGCGTTGGCGCGGGTGTTCGCGCTGCCTGACGATGAGGACGAACCCGACGCGGCGCGGGCCCGCGCGGACGTGAAGCAGTTCCCGGCGTCGAGTCCACAGCCGCATATCGAGATGCTTGAACAGATCGCGATGATGTTTTCTGGCGAGACGTCGATTCCGGTCGAATCGCTCGGATTCTCGAATCGTGCGAACCCGACGTCGGCCGACGCGTATATCGCGTCGCGCGAAGACCTGATCGCCGAAGCCGAAGGCGCGACGGACGACTGGTCGCCTGCCTTCCGGCGATCCATGATCCGCGCGCTGGCGATCAAGAACGGGCTCGACCGGATCCCGGACGCGTGGAAGACGATCGACTCGAAGTTCAGGTCGCCGCTGTACCTGTCGAAGGCGGCGCAGGCCGACGCTGGCGCGAAGATGCTCGGCGCGGGCCCGGAGTGGCTCAAGGACACCGAAGTGGGGCTCGAATTGCTCGGGCTCGACGCGCAGCAGGTCAAGCGCGCGTTGGCCGAACGCCGGCGCGCAAGCTCGCTCTCGATCATCGAGGCACTGGCGAACCGCCGGCAGGAAGCCGAGCAGGCCGGCGAGGACCAGGACCAGGGCGCCGGCGAGCTTCCGGCCAACGATCCGCCGGCCGCGCTGGGCCGGCCGACGCTGGTCGGCTAAATGGCGATCGGCGTTCCTGAGTTTCGCGGCGCGCTGCTCGAATTGGGTAGCGGGCTCGATTCCGACGTCCGCAAGATGTCGACGGCGCTCGCAACGCTCGACCAGGGCGAGGTGCTGCGCTACGTCTCTGACGCATATCCCGAAATTGTGACGCCGTACCTGGCCGCGGCCGGCGACCTGACCGCGACGTGGTACGAGGACCAGCCGGCGGCGATCGGCGCGAAGCCGTTCATCGCACAGCCGGCCGAGCTGCCGGCCGTCGAGCAGTTGGCAGCGAATGGACGTTGGGCGTTGGTGCAGCAGTCGCCGGCCTCGGCGCTGGAGGGCACCAGTCGCCGGCAGTTGTTCAAGACACACCGCGAAACTGTGCTCACGAACGCCGACCGCGAAGGCGTGCGCTGGGCTCGCGAGGCGCGCCCGGGCGCGTGCGGGTTCTGCCGGATGCTCGCGACGCGGATCCTGACCGACGGCGAGCTCGGGGCGCCCGGTCTGTATCGGTCGAAGCGCTCGGCACGACGCAGCCCGCACCGCTCCAATGCCGCACGCGGACACGATTTCTGTCGCTGCATCGCCGTCCCGATCCGTGGCGGTTCCGATTACGTCGTCCCCGATTACGTTCACACCTGGCTAGAGGATTACGAGGCCGTTTCGCGTGACGCTGACGGCTACCTCCACCCGCCCGGAAAGATCGCGGCGCTGATGGAGGACCGCGCGACGTCGCGCGGCGAGCTGTTCGGCGTCGACACCGAAACCAGCCTGATACGCCGGCCGCGGCGCCGCCGCGGGCCCGAAGTTGTCGACCTCGACGCGCCGGCTCGGGCGATCGAGGGTCCGGCCGGCGCGGTGCGCGAGAGCGTCGCTGGCGCACAGCGTTTGACGCAGCGCAACGCGATTCGATTCGAGAACGCCGTGCAGCCGGTCGTAGATCGGGTCGCGCAGGCGCAGGCGATCACCGAGCGGGCCGACGAAATCGTGACTACCGCGGCGCGCGTGACCGGCCACGTTAAGCAGGTGACCGACGTCGCCGACAAGCTGCTTGGCTCGCAGTATCCGACGGTCCGCAGCGTGAAGATCCTCGTCGACGCGGCCGACAAAGGGCTCCGATCCGCGAACCAGGTGACCGGCGGAGCCGTGCAAGTCGCGCGAATCGCCGATCGGACGCTGCAAGACACCGTGACGATCGCGCACGGCGTGCGGCAGGTCGCCGACGAGGTAGGCGGATTGCTCGACGAAACCGCGGCGATCGCGCTCGGCGCACGCGCGCTGCTCACCGACGCCGGCGCCGCGGCACGCAACACCGCAGCAGAGCTACGCGGCGCGCGTAGCGTCGACGACCTGACCGAGCGGGTCACCGCGGCGATCGACACCGCGGCCGGCATTCACGCCGAAGGCGCCGCGCTGGTCGAGCGGGCCCGCGCGACAGTCGACGCCACACAGCAATTCGCTCAGGCCGTCATCACCGAGCTACCCGAAGCGCTGCGCGCCCCGGTCGCCGACATGCAGGAGCTCGCCCAGACCGTGCGCAATCTCGCGGCCGACGTCGAGCACGCCGGCGCGGACGCCGGCGCGGTGGCGCGCAGTGTGCGCCGGCTGGTCGACGCGCTGCGGGACTTCCGGCGCGCCGAGCGGGTGACCGAAACCACCGCGGCGATCGAGGCGCGCCGTACGCCGGTCCGGGTCGCGTCCGAACGCATCAACCCCGCCGACGTCGCCGGTGAGCTGCCGGCCGTCGAGGGACAGCTCGCGATCGAGGCACCGCAACGGCAGCTGGCGTTGAACCGGAAGCCGGCACCGCTGGCGATCGAGGGGCCACGGCAGCCGAAGATGCTCACCGCGGCGCCGAGCCGGCCGACTGTCACCCCGCCGGATCCGCACGCGATCGCCGAATGGCTCGACGCCGAAGACGCACACTGGGCCGCGGTCGAGTATTGGCGCCGCGTCGACGCCGAGAACCTGCATTCGCTACCAGCGAACCAAGCCATTCTCGAGCACGCCACTGACCAGCAAAAACCGTCGGCGCCGCAAGCAAGCATCGCGGTAGCTGACGAGCCGCCGGCCGCGCTGGTCAAGCCGGACCCGGATCCGGTCGCCGACGTCCGGGCCGTCGACCGCGCCGGCGAAAGCGAACTCGACCGCGCGGTCCGCGAGTTCGAAGAAGCGCTCGCCACTGGCGACGAAGCGCTGATCGAACGCACCGCGGCGGCGATGGAGCGCGCCGAGAAAGCCGAGCTGGCCGCGGCCGAGCGGAAAGCCAAGGCGGCAGAGCGACGCGCAGCATCGCGCAACGCCGACCAGGATCGAATCTTGGAGCTGATCGAGGCCGGCGAGGATCCGCAGCTGGCGGAAGCTGAAGTGCTGACGTCCAATGCTGACGGGCGCCGCCGGGTCAAGAAGGTCATGGCCGAGAATCCCTCGTTCAGCGAGGAATCAGCCCGCCGTGTGGTCCATAACCACATTCTCGAGCGGATCCGTCGACGCGACTTCATGGCGCAGGCGCGCGCTGACGGACACTCCGGGAGAGGGTTCGATGATCTACTCGACTCGGTATTCGCTCGGCGCGTTGACGAGCTCTACATCGAGGCCGAGAACGCCACGCGCGGGCAGATGGTCAAGAGCAAGTACCAGCTGACGTTCGACCCGAAGCGGCTCTGGTACGTCAACGACGCGACGGCGCGCAAATACATGTCTGAAGAGCTCGGGAACTGGTTCGATGAAAACGGCCGGCTGACGCGGCCCATCATGCGACAGATGATTCTCGACGGGTCGACGAACTTCAATTCGTACACCGTGCTTGTGGGGGACTACGTGCAATGACGTACAGGGAAGAGGCCGAGGCCGCGCTGCGGGCCGGGCAGAACGCCGAAATCGGCGATCCGAACCCGTACAACGGGAAGTCGCTCGCGCTGGCGAAGTGCTGGCAGCGCGGGTACAAGACCATGCTCGCGATCCGCTCGGCGGCGACGCCGGCCCGTCAGAAGTACCTCGAAGGCCGGCAGGATCCGGCCGACGAAACGTAGCCACACACGACGCTTGCAGCGCGACATATGTCGTTTTTCGACATATGCGGGTTAACCTGGCGCTATCCGTTACCGAACGGAACGGACCCACCAGACACCCGAACCGGGAGCAAGCAGCATGGGCAATCAGGCCAACAACGCCGGCGGCGACCAGTCGCACGCCGGTGAGCAGGACCAGCAGAACAACCAGGACCAGGGCGCGGCCGGCGGGAACGGTGGCGATTCTGGTAACCGCGAATACGAGCAGCTGCCAGACGATCATCCGCTGGTCAAGCGGCTCGAAGCGCTCAAGGCCGAGAACAAGGTTCTGAAGCCGAAAGCGAAGCTCGTCGACGACGCCGAAGAGGCGAAGAAGACCGACGCGCAGAAAATCGCGGATCTCCAAGCGAAGGTCGACGCGCAGCCGAAAGCCGTCGCCGAAGCGCTCCGCGAGCACCTGGTCGAACTGCACGGCATCGACAAGGACGACGCCGAACTGTTCCTCACCGGTGACACCCCGGAATTGCTGCTCAAGCAGGTCGGCCGGCTGCTCGAACAGGGCGGCGCCGGCGGATCCAAGCGCAAGAACTACGTCAAGAACGAGGGCAACCCACAGCGCAAACCGGCGGAATCCGAGAACGCAGCCTTTGCGAGAGGGCTGTTCGGCGGATCCGACGACTGACGCGGGCGGGCCCTCGCACAACTACCTGAGAAGGGTCAAATCACATGGCTACGTTCGGTACCGGAAACCTGAAGAACCTGCCCCGCAACATCGCGGACGGCATGGTGAAAGACGTCGTGCTCGGCTCGACTGTCGCCGCGCTGTCGGCGCGCCGGCCGCAGCGATTCGGCAACGAGGACATCATCACCTTCACCGGCCGGCCGAAGGCCGAGTTCGTCGGTGAGGGCGGGCAGAAGTCGAGCACGACAGGCGAGTTCGACTTCGTGACCAGCACACCGAAGAAGGCGCAGGTCACGATGCGCTTCAACGAGGAAGTGCAGTGGGCCGACGAGGACTACCAGCTCGGCGTGCTCCAGACCCTCAGCGTGGCCGGCGCCGAAGCGCTGGCCCGCGCGCTGGACCTGGGTCTGTATCACCGGATCAACCCGCTGACGGGAACCGTCATCCCCGGCTGGTCGAACTACCTGGGCGCCGCGAGCAGGCGCGTCGAGTTGACCGCGGAGACGATCGCAAACCCCGATCTGGCGATCGAGGCCGCGGTCGGTCTGCTGGTCGCCAACGGTCACCCGACGCCGGTCAACGGGCTCGCGCTGCATCCGTCGATCGCGTGGGGCCTGTCCACCGCGCGTTACACCGATGGCCGCAAGAAGTTCCCCGAACTCGGACTGGGAATCAGCCTGTCCAGCTTCGAGGGAATCAACGCGTCCGTGTCCGACACCGTGAACGGCGGCGACGAGGCGGATCCGGCCGATGAAGATCTGGACGCTGCACGCGCGGTACGCGGCATCGTGGGCGATTTCGCCAACGGCATCCGGTGGGGTGTCCAGCGCGATATCCCCGTCGAACTCATCAAGTACGGCGACCCCGACGGTCAAGGCGATCTGAAGCGGCACAACCAGATCGCGCTTCGGCTCGAAATCGTCTACGGCTGGTACGTCTTCACCGACCGCTTCGTCGTCATCGAAAACGCTGTCGCGTAACCCGATTCGAACTCACCGCTCGGAAAGGGGCGAAATCATGCGACTGAAGAACGAATACGGCGTCGTGGTCAACGTGCCCGACGTGCTCGGCGAGCAGCTGGCCGCGTCCGGCGCCTGGGACAGACTCAGCGGCGCAAAGTCGGCGAGTAAGCCGGCCAAGCTGACCGCGGCGCAGAGACGCGCCGCGGCGAAGGCTGAGGCGGAAGCCAAGGCCAAGGCCGAGGCCGAGGCCGACGCTGCCACGGCCGGCGACGGCGGCCAGGGCGACGGCGACGCCGGCGACGCTGGCGACGCTGGCGAACAGTAGGCGGGACTATGACCGAGCCGACACCGACGGAGCCGGAACCTCTGATCACTCCAGAGGATCTGGCGCCGTTCGCGACTATCCCGAAGGCCAAGGCCGACGTGATGATCGAAGACGCGCTCGGGATGGCCGAAGTTCATGCGCCGTGTATCAACGACCCGGGATTCGCGCACCGGAGGGCGGCGAAGGCCATCCTCCGGGGCGCGATTCTCCGATGGCACGAAGCCGGTGCCGGCGCAGCCGTCACGAAGAACGCCGGGATCTACGGGCAGACTGTGGACACCCGGCAGCCACGCAAGGCGATGTTCTTCCCGTCTGAAATCGACCAGCTGCGCAAGCTCTGCCGGCCGGATGACGACAACGGCGGTGCGTTCTCGATCGACCTGCTGCCGCAGGAATCGGTGACGCACGCCGAGATCTGCTCGATCTACTTCGGGGGCGGCTGTTCGTGCGGCGCGATCCTCACGAGGGGATTGCCGCTGTACGAGAAGAACAACGGTTGGGCCTGATGGACTTCGAGATTCCCGAGCCGTTCGAGGTTACGCACTGGACGCGTCCGAAGATCGGCGTGACGCCGGCCGGCCAAACGAAATACGGCGATCCCGTTCCGCGCAAGCGCAACGTCCGCGGATTCGAGCCGGCCGGCGAGGAAGAGATTCGGACGGCGCAGCTGGCCGGCCGGCAGATCACAGAACTTGTGATGCTCACCGCGCACGGAGACTGGCCGGCCGATTCGGAAGTCGAGCTCTGGGACGGCCGAAAGTTCGAAGTGAACGGCCCCGTACGGGATTACAACCTGGGCCCGTTCGACTTCGCGCCCGGTTACGCCGTCGACCTAAGGAGGGTCAACGATGGGGAAGCTTAGGATCCCGATCAGCGACGACAAGAAGATCCGACGCGGCTCGGAGGTCCGCAAGGCGTGCCAGCAGATCGGCGCCACAGTCGCTGTCATCGCCGGCCGCATCGCCGACGACCCTGACGGATACGCCGTCGAGGAAAGCGTCGGCACCGACCGCACGCGCGTCAACGTCTACGCGCAGCACAACAAGACCATGAAAGCCGAGGCTGGCGCGACGCCGCCGCTTCAACAGGCCGCGATGCGAGTCCGCAAGTGACCGCACCGCAGATGGTCGGACCGACCATGGAACCCGCGATCGCGTGCCGCGCGTACCTCACGCGCCGGCTCGCTGATCGAGGTATCACAGAGGGATATTTGCCAGTCGGCGCAACGACGCCGGGGGGCAAACCGACGCGTTATGTGCTACTGAATCAAGTTGATTCACGCCGGCGCGGACCCGTCGCGGACTACTTGCTCCGCGCGCGCGTCTTCAACGAGGACGCGTTCGAATGCGGGCAGCACGCAACGTTGCTGCACGCCGCACTGCTGGGCGCCGCTCAGGCCCGGATCGTTTTCCCGGACGTAGGGCAACTGTGGGTGACCGGAACCGAACACGTGTCAGGCCCGTCGGACATCGACGACGAGGAACACAAACCGCTGTTCGGGCAAGCAATTTCCGTCTTCTGGACGGTCGCACTCAAACCGATTGAAGGGAACACACCATGACGAACCCCGCACCCGTCGTTCCGTCGCCGCTCGGCGATTACTCGCAGGTCTTCGCCGCCACGCCGAGCGGTTTGCAGACTGCCGGCGGTCTCTACATCGCGCCGGCCGGAACCGAACTGCCGACCGACGTCGACGAACCGCTGGACCCGAAGTTCAAGTCGCTCGGCTATGTGTCCAGCGACGGTGTGACCATCTCGATCGACGGCAGCACGACGCCGATCGAGGTCTGGTCGGGTGAGCGGATCGGCTCGCTGCGCGACGCGTTCGCGATCGAATACAGCATGTCGCTGTACCAGGTGCTTTCGCCGCACGTGAACGCCGTGATCTTTGGCGATGGATCGGTGACCACCGCGGCGGCGACCGCCGAACACGGTAACCGGATGAAGGTCGCCATCAGCTCTCGTATGCCGAAGATGGCATCGCTGGTGCTCGATGCGTTCTTCGAGGACAAGGCGATTCGTCAGGTCGCCGAGCTGGTGCAGATGTCCGATATCGACGACATCACGCTCGTGCACAACGAGCCGATGGCGTTCACGCCGACGTTCTCCGTGTTCCGCGGACACAACGGCGATCACGTCGTCCAGTACAGCGACGACGGTCAGAAGATCGCCGCGTAAGCCGGCGGGCCCGCGCTCCGGTCTGGTGGGCGGCGCGCGGGCCCGTCTCAACGCAATCCGCCCACCAGAGCAACCCGCCACACCCACCAGGAGAAGAGAACATGTCGGAGCACGACGAGCACCAGGACCAGCCGCAGCACACCGAGTTTCAGCGTGACGAGGCGCCGGCCGAGCAGCCGGCACCGGAGCACGCCGGGTTCGAGGGCACTGACACCGGCGAGCCGTCGGCGTCGGATCCCGAACTGTCCATCGTCGAAGAGTGGGGCGGCGACTATCCGCCCGGTTCGGCGTTGTTCTGCGCGAAGTTCGACGCCGACGATTTCGACGCCAACTGGGGCGAAGACGATTTCCCCGACGGCGCCACGGTGGCTATCCGTCGAGGGTCCGGCATGCCGCCGCAGGGCTGGATCATCCGGCATGCTCACCTGTCTGACCTTGAACGGACGAAGGCCATCCTCGAGATGCATGCGTCACCGGACGCACTGCGGATTCTCTACAGCCTCAAGGACTCTGCATTCGACGCATTCGTCGAAGCTTGGGGTAAGGACGGTGGGATGGCACCGGGAAAATCGAACAGGTCTGCGCGGCGATCCGGCAGCACGAGGCGGCGGTAAGGCGTGACGTGATCGCGTTGGGGTCCGACCTACGACTCGACGACGGACGTCTGTCGTGGGTCGACCTCCACGCCGTCATTTTCGCCGCACCGCCGAACACCGCGGTGTTCCACGCGTTCGAGCAGGGATTCACCACAACGGATTACCTGCTGGCGCTGATCGGCGACGGAATCCACGACCTGATTTGGCAGAAGACGAAAGACGGTCGCAAGAACCGGAAGCGGCCGAAGCGGATCCCACGGCCGAAGCGCCATTCCGACGACGGCACCGCGTCGACCGGACTGGGCAAGGTGACCGTGATGACGGTCGAAGAGTTCGAACGCCGGCGCGCTGAACGGCAACGACGCTACATCGAGCGGAAGAAGAGAGAGGCCCGGGTGAGCTGATGCAGGGGACATACTGGCTGACAGTCCTACCCGAAACGTCGAAGCTACGGCCGGGGATCAAGAAGGCACTCGCCGGCGTCGACCAGGACGCCACGATCCGCCCGACGTTCGACACGAAGACCGCCAAGCGCGCCGGCCAACAGGCCGGCCGCGAGCTGCAAGCCGGCGTCGAGTCCGAAACCCGCGGCGGGCTCGGGAAGATGCTGAGGATCGACGGCGCGCGATCGGCGGGCCAGAACGCCGGCCGCGAGATTAACGCCGGTATCCAGTCGGCGAATATCGGTTCGGGCGCCTCGGCGCAGTTGGAACGCAACATGACTTCGGGCGCCGCGGGTTTGGGCCGGCGGCTCGGGTCGCTCATCGGTAGCGGGTTGAAGATCGCGACGGTGGGGGCCGGCACGATCGCCGCAGCTGGCCTGGGCGCCGCGTTGCACGCCGGTTTCTCTCGCCTCACTGCGATTGATGACGCGCGGTTCAAACTTCAGGGTCTCGGGAACACCACCGAGCAAGTCCAATCCATCATGGACAACGCGCTGGCCGCGGTGAAGGGCACGGCGTTCGGGCTCGACGAGGCGGCGACGACCGCGGCGTCGGCGGTCGCTGCCGGCATCAAACCGGGCGAAGAACTGACCGGCTACCTCAAGCTCACCGCGGACACCGCGGCGATCGCCGGTACGAACTTGGCCGACATGGGCGGCATCTTCAACTCTGTCCAGACGTCGGGCAAGGCGATGACCGGCGATCTGCGTATGTTGGCCGATCGCGGTCTGCCAGTGTTCACCTGGTTGCAGGAAGCGACCGGCAAGACCGGCGAGGACTTCCAGAAGTTCGTCGAGGACGGCGGCGTCACAGCGCAGATGTTCCGCGATGCAGTTGCGAGCAACATCGCCGGCGCCGCGCAGAGCATGGGCGGATCCGTCCGCGGCTCGCTGTCGAACCTCCGAGCGTCGTTCTCCCGGTTCGGCGCCGAGCTGTCCGGGCCGATCTTCGCCGGTCTGAAACCGCTCGCGATCGGACTCACCGGCGTATTCGACTCCCTGACCGCTTCGGTCAAACCCGTCATGGCGGATCTGACGGCGCGGGTCGGGCCGTGGGCTGAAGAGACCGCGGCGAAGTTCAAAGCCTGGGCCGACGATGGCGGCATCGAGAAGATCGTTGCGTGGTTCGGCCGGCTGCGAGACACGCTGGCGGGTCTGCGCACCGGTGAGGGCCAATCCGACGCGCTGACGGCGATCACTGATTCGGCGAAGCGGCTCGGGCCCGCGTTGCAGCAGGCGGCGCCGGCGTTGAGCGCGGCGGCCGACGCAGGGAAGGCGTTCGGGCAGGCGATCATCGCTGTGGGCCCGGAGACGATCACGTCGATTCTGACGCCGGCGCTGCAAGTCCTGGCCGGCGTGCTCAAGTTCGTAGCCGACAACGCGTCGTGGGCTGTGCCGCTGCTTGGCGGGCTCGCGCTGGCGATCGGCGGTGTCTCGGCGGCCGGCAAGACGATCGGGCCCGTCGTGTCCCTGTGGGGCCAGCTCATGCGCACGTTCAACGCTCCGCTGGTCATTGCGCAGACCATGGCGATTCGGCAGCAGGCCGCGGCGATGAACCAGCTTTCGGCGTCGCTCGGGACGAACACGGTCGCGCAGAATATGAACACCACCGCGCAGAACGTGAACGCGGCAAGCACAATTCGCGGCCGGATCGCCGCGATGGCGTCGGCGGTCGCGACTCGGGCGGCTGCCGCGGCGCAATGGCTGTGGAACGCGGCGCTCACCGCGAACCCGATCGGCCTCATCATCGCCGGCGTGGTCGCGGCCGGTGTGGCGATCTGGGCGTTCTTCACGAAGACCGAAACGGGTCGCAAGCTCTGGGACAAGATTTGGACCGGGATCAAGACGACATTCGGCGCCGTTTGGGGATGGCTGAAGACCACACTGTCGACGGCGTGGCAGCAGATCGGGCCGTCCGTGATGCGGATCGCCGACGTCGGCAAGCAGGCGTTCGGCGCATTCGGTGGCGCGATTAAGCAGCTCTGGACGTTCATTCAGCCGGCGATCGCGTGGATCGGCCGGCTGTGGTTGGCCGTCGGGAAGCTGCAATTCCAGGCCGCGATCGGCGCGCTGAAAGCGCTCGGCGCGACGATCGGCTGGCTGTGGTCCAACGTCGTAGTTCCGGCGTTCTCCGGGATCGCGACGGCGATCGAAACGTGGTGGGCCGGCGCGAAGACCGTCTGGTCCGCGGCGACGACCGCGGCCGGCTGGCTCGGCGACAAACTGTCTTGGCTCTGGCAGAACATCGCGGTACCGGCGTTCGAGGCGATCGGCTCGGCTATCTCGACGTTCTGGGACGGCGCGAAGAAGGTCTGGTCAATGCTGACCGACGCGTTCGACAAGACCGGCAAGGCCGTCGGTGTGCTCAAGGACGCGTTTGTGACCGGGTTTAACGCAGTCAAGGACATCGTGACCAGCGTGTGGAACTCGATCAAGGGAATCATCGACAGCATCGGCAACGGGATCGGCGGCGTCGTCGACAAGCTGCGCAACATTCCCGGCCTCGGTGCGCTGATTCCCGGACATGCGGCCGGCAACCCGCCTGGATTCGCCGGGGGCCGGCCGGCCACACTCTCTCGGACGGGCCGGCTGCGGGGGCCGGGGACTGGGACCAGCGACTCGATCTTGGCGATGCTGTCGAATGGCGAAGGCGTCGTGAAGGAATCGGCGATGCGCGGCGGCGGCGCCGCGGTGGTGGCCGCGCTCAACGCCGGCTGGGTACCGTCGGCCGACTTCCTCCGGGCGATGCTGCCGGGATTCGCCGAAGGGCTCAATCCGGGCGCCGACTTTCTGCGGAACACGATCATGCAGCAGTGGCCGTCGATCACGTCGATCGGTGGCCGGCGGTCCGAAGACGGCTACGGCGAGCACTCGACGGGCAACGCGTTGGACATCATGATTCCCGACTACTCGACGCCGGCCGGCAAGATGCTTGGCGACGAGGTGGCCTCGTGGATCGCGAAGAACCGCGACGTCCTGGGCGCGGACGGGATGATTTGGCGCCAAACGAGCTTCGGCTACGGCGGTGACTGGTCGTCTGGCAAGGGCATGGCCGACCGCGGGTCGGACACGCAGAACCACATGGACCATATTCACGTGATCCTGGGCAAGGGTCGCGGCGCGGGTGCGCCGGCCGTCCAGGCGGCGTCCGCGTCGTCGTTGACGCTGCCATCCGGCGCGGCCGGTGGATCGGCGTCCGCGCTTGGCTCGGCGACGTCGGCCGGCTCGGGCGTCTACCGGGCGGCGACCGAAAAGGAGCTCGCAGCGTCGGCGAAGCGGCTCGATTCGGCGAACGAGGCTGTCCGGCAGGCCGAACAGTCCGTCGACGACCGCACCTACTCGCGAGACAAGGCGCAACGGCGGCTCGACGAGCTCCGTGCGGCCGGCAAGGACACCGCCGACGCGCAACACTCGCTGGACAAGGCGAACCGTGAGCTCGAAGACGCGAACCGCCGGCTGGCGAAGGCACGCGACAAAGCCGCCGAAACCGAGCAGGCCGATGCAGAGCTGCGCAGCAAGGGCGTCGAGGACGCCAAGGCCGCGGGCGGCGGCAAGTCGGGCGACGGATTCGGTGACCTGGGTTCGGCGCTGTGGGGCGGTCTGATGGAGACGATCGGGCTCGACGGTTCTGTGTTCTCGAATCCGTTTGAGTGGCCGACGATCAAGTCCGTCATGGCCGGCGTGAACTGGCTCGGCAAGGCGTTTCTCGGCGATGGATCGGCTGGCGGCGACGCCGGCGGAATCCTGGGCGGTGTCGCTGAAGCGAGCGGCCTTGACGCGATGCTGACCAATCTCAATCCGGCCGCGAACGAGGTCGCCGCGGCGCCGGCGTCCGCGGTGGCACCGGACACCACGCAGCACGGCGCCGCGGCCGGCGCAGCGCCGGGGCCGGCCGTCGTGATCCAGAACGCCGGCATGTCGCCGGTGGACGTCTCGAACCGGCTCACGGCCGACTTCAACGCACGCACCCGGACGACGAAGGTTCACTGATGACGCAACCGTTCCTCGGCGACGACGACTTCTACTTCGACGAGATCAAGCACCCGAACGACTATCTCGGGAATCCGGCGTATGCGCCGGTCGACCTCGGACACCCGTCATGGCAGCGGATGACGCGCTGGGAGGACATGGGGAAGTACGGGAACATTCTGCGCGGCGAGTCGCCGCAATGGGTCTGGATGCACCCGCACACGAACTGGAAGGTGTGGCACCTGTCGGGGCCGCGTGAGGGTATCGAAGGCGTGGTCCTGGGCGAAGGGCTTGACGGCGTGCACGACCTCGAGTTCGAACACCGTTACTCCAAGGGGCCCTATCTGATCGGCGCCGAGCGTGAGCGGACTGACTACATGATGGGCGTCGTCGACTTCGCCGTGTGGATCAACCCGTCGGCGAATATCAACCGGCCGGCCGGCGGTCCGTTCGCGATGCACAAGATCGAAGACAGTTGGCGCCAATCGTGGTCGGACACCGTTCCGGGGTTCCTCGGCTGCTTCACGCGGATGCACGGCTGGCGCTTCATCCCGGCGATCCAGGGCTCGAAGATCCGCCGTGATTCGCGCAAGTCGCCGACCGCACACGGCAACCAGTCGACGCTGCTGTCGATGACGGCACACATGCCGTGGCCGCTGTTCGCAAAGCGCGCGCTCACGGAGGTCTGGAAGCCGGCGCAGGAGGACATCATTCGCGACGGCTACGCGAAGCACACGTTCCACATTCCAAACCGCGGGACGTTCGAGTCGGCGCCGAAGTTCATTGTCCGCGGGACCAGCCGCGACGACATAACGATCGACGGCAAGAAGGGATTCGGCGTGCGGATCCAGGACGGGAACGAGGGCAAGATGGTCCCGATTCCGCCGTTGCTCGAAAACGACGGCGATTACATATTCGTCGACACCGACCAGTCGCGGCAGACCCTCACGACGGAAAAGGAACCGATCGACGGACAGATCTACAAGACCTTGCGACAGTCGCAATTTCTGGCGCTGCTGCTCAACGACAAACTGCAATCGCACCTGCCGGCGCAGCGACGCATTCCGGGCGGCATCGACTTCGACAACCCGATTCCGCCGCGCACGGTCGCACACATCACCGTCACGCACACCAACCCGTCCGGCTCGGTCGAAATGATCCTGCCGCAATATTTCCGGGCGTCGTGGTCCTGATGTCGATGCTCATGCCAGCCGGCCACCTCGGCGCAAGCCCGAAACGCGATCCGATCGCGACGTGGAACCAGGTCAACGCGCGCCGGCGCGTGCTCGACGAGGAAGCGAAGGCGCCGTCCCTGTATCGCATCTGGGACAAACGGATGAACTACATCGGCACCGTCCACACCCACAAATCGTTCGATGCCGAAGAGATGCAGCACGACACCGGCGAGGGGACGGTCGTGCTGCGCGGATCCGACTGGCTGGTGAACTTCCTGCGCACCGACGTACGGGCCGAAGAGGATCTGAACTTCACCGTCGACCCGTACCCGCACCGGCGCAATTGGCGGTGGCGCTGGGGATTCAAGGTGACCGACGTCGAGGTCGGACGCTCCGAAGACGGCGAAGTGACCGTGACGCTGCACCTGATGCACAACCGCGAGCACTGGAAGCACATCCTGTTCGGGGCGACCGTGTTCGCACCGCCGGAAGCGCAGCCGATCAAATGCTTTCTGCTGCCGGCCAACTGTCGGACGGCCGTCGCGACGGCCGGCGCGGCGAACCTGGCGCGACTGTTCAACCCGGCGTTGGCCGTGTTCACGAACCTACTCAATCCGGGCGCGTACGTCGGCGCCGCGCTCGGGGTCGGTGTGCCTGGAAACTTCTCGTTCCTGAACCACCCGATCCAGATGCAGTTCGTCAACCCGATCACCGACACCAGCCGGCTAACGGTGCTCATGTCGCGCTGGCAGGACGCGCATTCCGTCACTGAGGCGATGCTGCGCGACGCTGGCTGTCAGGTCCGGGCGTATACCTGGCTCGAAGAGGACGAGGACAGTCCACATCCAGAGCTCGCGATGCTCATTGGCGAGAAGCTGGCGCGTCCGCGGCGGAACTGCATCGTGCTCGCGTGCGAGGAACGGGCGCAGTACCAGGGCGTTACCGGCTTGGCGCCGGACGGCGCGATCAAGCTCATCGCCGCGACCGGCGACGATCTGATTACCAACACGCTGTTTCCCGAGTTCGACGAGAACGGCGACGGCGTAACGGATCCGCTGATCCGAAAGTGGTTCGGCGCTGCACCCGAAGTTCCGTCGTTGGTGTTCCGCGACGGGCCGCGCTCGGCGATCGTGTCGTCGAGCCACCACATGTATAAGTCCAAGGCGAAACACATCATGACCGGCGGAAAGTCGCCGGCCTGGCTGAACCAGGTTCAGACGTTCCTCATCCGCTACGCGATCAGCAAGATCGCCGAAGCTGTGACGTCTATGCCCGGTATGCCGGCGCAGCTCGTGGGCTCTGAAGGCATTGAGAACGTCTACCAAAATCAGGGCGACGACGTGTTTTTCGCCTTCATGCGCTACACCGACCCCGCGCGTGAGCTGCGCGCGTCCGATTACGGTCTGCTCGAAGAGTTCGTGCAGGGAAGCGGATCGGCGTACGTAATCGCCTCACCGCTGACCATCCGGCAAGGCTTGGAGAAGACGAAGCCGTATCACGCGTTCAAGACCGAAGTGCGAAATGCGCGACCGCACCGGATCTTCCTCGACTTCGATATGGGCGATCCGGCACTGTTCGAGATCGACGGGATTCTGTCGCAAGACCACGTGTCCGCGATCCGGCTCCGCGAGGACGAGACGACACCGAAGACGTTCGGAATCTCGATCGGCGACGACCGCGAATCCGATTCCGGCCTGGCGCGCGTGACACGCGCCGCTCAGGAGTTCTGGAACGGTCTGGCAACACTATTCGGATCAGGGAGCATGTTCTGATGACCAACAAGACGTGCCAATCGTGCGGATCTGACCACCCGGAGACTGCGCAGTGGTGCTCGTGCGGCGCTGATCTGCCGGAAGCCGCCGGCGAAGCCTACGGCCGGCTCGGTTACGAGATACCGCCGGACCAGCAGCCGGCGCAGGAAGCGATCTATCTGATCGACCAGATGCTCGACAACCCGGTCGACATTCACGGCAACCACTACGACCTCCGCTACCTGAAACCCGTTCTGGCGTTTCACCTGGCGCGCTGCGGGCTCGGACTCGTCGAAGACCAGGCCGTCGTGAAGCGACGCGAGTACCCGAACGGGTTCGTCGAGTGGGTGGCGCTCGACGCTCCGGACCTGCCGGCGGATCCGCTCGAAGGGCTGTCGCTGGCCGATATCGCGAAACTGCCGGCCGAGCAACGCGACGCAGCGATCCGCCGGCTGCAAGCTGGGGAGGACGGGCCCGTCGACGACCCCGACGACCGGATTCCTTGGAAAGTACGAACCAACATCCAGATCGACGAAGAGGCACTGAAATGAGCTCTCCCGAACTGACCGACGACGAGATCGACGCGTTCTACGCGAATCATCGGATCCCGACGACTGGTGACGCTGTGATGCTGTATCAGTCGATGCTTCAAGCAACGTGGATGGGTTTGGTTGGTGACCCGGACACACCGCCGATGTTCGGCGCGACCATGGAAATGGTCGACGGGAAGGCGGTAATCACCACAACGGTTCTGATCGGGCCGCGCGGGTTCCCTGGCAAGAACGCGCCGATGGTCGATCTGCATTGGCCGGTTCCGCTCAACGAGGACGGCGAAATCGACCTGCCGACCGATTGGGGCCCGGAACTCAAGAATCACGGATTCCTCCACGGTGGGCTGGTTTACGTGTGGGACGGCGTGAACGACTTCCACGCAGCGCTACCCGGCCCACAGGGCAAGACCGGCGCCACGCCGAACATCACGTTCGACTTCGAGACCATCCCGATGTCCGAGCGGACGCCGGAAGTGATCGCCGGCGGTGACCAGGTGATCCGCGGCGGCACACCGGAGAACCCGTACATCAAGATTCGCGCACTGTCTCCGCAGGGCCCACAGGGCGAGATGGGTCCGGTCGAGCAGCTGACGAACTACACCCCGAACACGGCCGGCGGCGGAAAGTCGTTCGGCAAGGTGCTAACCGTCCTCGCGGACGGCAAATGGGGTCCGTCGGATCTGGCGTCGAAAAGAGTCCTGTTCGGGTCGATTCCCGAAGCGGCGTTCTCCAACTTCACTGGGGCCGCGCAGCGCGCGCCGATCCTGTCCTACACGCTGCCGGTCGCAGAGGCCGATTCCGTTCTGCGCGTCTCGGGTCACTTCAAGGCGATCGGTGTTGAGCTCGACACCGATCCCCTGACGATCGGCTGCGAGGTTCGGCTCGGCGATCCGCTGTCGGGGCAGCTGATCGGCCGCGGCAAGGGAACAATCATCGGCTGGACGATCGTCGGGCCACACTTCTCTGAGCCGAGCGCGCCGACGGTGGCCGCGGCGCCGGACAACGGCGTCGGGCTGGTCCCGGCCGGCACGGCGCCGACGATCCACGTCGCGCTGGTCAACGACGGGTTGCTGGGCGCCTACCTCTTCAACCGCAAGGACGCGCAGCTCGACTGGATGATGATTCCGCAGTAAGGGGCCCTGATGACGACACCAACGAAGAAGCCGTTCGAGAAGCGTTACAAGACCGTTGTTCCGGTACCGCGGCCGGCCGGCGTCGAACCGCTGACCGAGCTCGGCGCAGCCGACGAGCACCAGGACTACAGGATCACACGCTGGCTTGGACGGGAATCGTTCGAGAACACCGCGGCCGACGATCGTCTGGAACTCGTCGAGTACGCCGAGCGACTGGTCCCGATCGACGAAGTGGATCCGCGGCTGGCCGAGATGCTCGGGGCCCCGGTCGAAGAGTTCGAGTGGTTCGAGTTCTCTGGGCTCGGCCGGCTCAACCAGGACGCATTCGACTGGTTCGCCGCCGAGTTCCGCTACCACTGCGAACAGTGGCTCGAAGCGGAACGCGCACACCTGAACGCGGGCGATGAACACGAGGACCAGGGCGCGATCGCGGGCGGCGGCTGATGGGCGGCAAGGTCTACGACCGTCGGCCGCTGATCGTCGACCGCGATCCGCTGAAGCAACTCGCGGTAGAGCTCGGCAAGCTCCCACAGCCAGACATAGCGAAACAGATCGAGGCCGCGGCGAAATTCGTGCGCGACTTCCTGATCGACGCGTTCCGCGACGTGACCGGAATCGACCTTTCTGGCTGGACGGCGTTCATGGACGCGCTGCCAGGATTCGACGCGTCGAAGATCGTTTCCGGCCTGTTCTCGGGCTCACTGATTCCGGGTCTGGACGCGTCGAAGATCGTCTCGGGTTCGTTCCCAATGGAGAGAGTGACGGGGCTGCTCGAAGCGCTGGCCGCCGGCGACGTCGGCGGAATTATCAAGGCGCTGACGGGTATCGACGGTGGCGACCTGAACGACCTCGAAGATTGGGCCGGCCTAGTGCCGAAGCTGGTCGGCGGATTCTTGTCGAGCTCGATCATTCCCGGCCTCGACGCGAGCAAGATCATCTCCGGCCTGCTCGGCGCCGCGCATATCCCGTCGCTGGATGCATCGAAGATCACCACCGGCCAGTTCCCGCAAGCGATGCTGAGCATCACGAACATTGCGGCCGGCATCGTGTCGGGCATCTTCAACCCGGGACAGATCCCGGCGATCGACGCGTCGAAGATCGTGTCGGGCACCCTCGACGCGCTGGTGATTCCCGACATTACGCGCGAGATGTCCAGCGATATCCAGGCCGCGATCGACGGACTGATTAACGCCACCCGCAACACACCTGGGGTGGTTGGGCAGGCCGTCAGCGATATCGAAGTCGCGCTGGCCCGAATCCCCACGGCGATCTTCAACCGGTTCGGCGGCAACAACGTTGCGCGTGCGTCGGCCGACCAGGCTAACGCGGCGATGGCCGCGCTCGCTGACACCGTGTCGCAGCAGGGCGCCGCGATCAACGCGCTGAAGAACATCCTCGACAGTTCCGGCGGGTTCCGTGCGTCCGTCGAGTTCCGGCGACCAGAACTGTTGGAGCTCGACGTTCCCGGCACGTACGTCTACGACTTCCCATCGTGGGCGAAGTATTTCGACATCGTGGCCCTGGGCGCCGGCGGCGCCGGCCAAGGGATGAGCTTCGCCGGCGTCTGGGGCGAAGGCGGCAAGGCCGGTCAATGGGCGACGCTGCGACTGATCCGCGGCGTCAACGTCCCGCAGAACACGACACAGATCCAGATTGTCGTCGGCAAGGGCAACCCGAGCACGTTCGGCGCCGGCAACCCCGGCGATCCGACCGTCATCACGATCACCGGCTACGGCACGCTCACCGCACCCGGCGGCGCCGGCGGTTCGGCGTCCAACCTCGACACACCCGGCAAGTCTCCCGGCAATATCGTCTTCGAGGGCGAGCTGTATGTCGGTGGCGCGCAACAGAACGGGCAGTCGGGCACCGGCAACGCGCCCGGTGGTGGCGGCGGTGGTTCTCGAGTCTCGTTGACTACTGGCGGCATGGGCGCACCCGGCAGAGCGTGGATCACGGCATACGCCGAGCTGCCGCCCGAGTTCACCCCGCTTGGCACGCTGATTGTTCCCAGCTACCGGCTCAACACCGGGATCGCGCAGACGGATTCGATGACCGCCGCGGCGATGTGGACCAAGGCACCGCTGGGGGCCGGCAACGTGCTCATCATCCGCGCGAATTCGACGTTCACAACGTATGTCTATCTGCGGGTTTGGTACGTCGGCAGCACGACGAACTACGAAATCGGCCGAGTCACTTCGGGCGTGAAGTCGGCATGGAAGACCGGCACACTCGCGCAAGCTGTTCCGTTCAACGCGTTCTCGATCACGGCGGATTCGGCGCGCACGTTCACCGCGTCGATCAACGGGACGGCGTTCGACAGTTACACCGACACCGCGGCGTCCTCGTCGATGGGCGCCAACTTCCGAAACGGCGGCTGGGGTTCCTCGGATCACAACGTCCCCGGATCCATATCGCAGTTCGCGTTTCTCGACACTGGCACGCCGGCGCGGATCACGTCGGCGACCGTGCTGCCGTCAGAAACAATGACCGGCACCAGCTACGCGAATCTCGCGACGCTGGGCCCGTCCGTCACGCTCAACGTTCCGCCGAGCGGCGAAGTCCTCATCGGGTTTTCATGTCGCACGTCGAGCACATCGAGCGGCCGGAAGACGTTCGTCAGTTTCGAAATGTCCGGCGCGAACACCGCTGCCGCCGATGACACGATGGACGCCGAGCATTACATTCCGACCGCCAACACATCAGCCACCATGTCGAATGTGATTCATCTCAAGGGGCTTAACCCCGGCACGACGACGTTCAAACTGATGTACCGAACAGATGGGAGCGGCACCGCAGCGTTCTACAACCGCAAGATCTGGGTCGAGCCGAAACCGTAGGAAGGACACGCACCAAATGCCACTGAAGCCAGTCGAACTCATCACCGAGCCGACATACACCGCAATGCGATTCGACGGCACCGTCGGATCTGCGACCGACGTCGCATGGGCCGTTCAAGCCGGCCTGGCGAGCAGGTTGCTGGTCCGCGCTGATATCGAGGCATTCCAGGAAGGCAACAACGCGCCGGAATGGCGGATGACGCTTCGCCGGCCGGATGACGTCGAGGTCGAGATTTACGCCGGCTATTGGATCGTGGCCTGGTCGACCGGACTGATCGAGGGATACGACGACGCGAGCTACCGCGCGAAATTCACGCTGCCAGAAGGAGAAGAGTGACCATGGCCGTACCTGAAGTTCGTCAGTGTGTCGACGAGACGTCGCACATGTTCGGCGCCGTCGCCGTGCGGGCCAGCGAGAACCGCTGGGGCGTGATGCATCCGCAGCACGGCGGGCACTGGGCCAGCGACGTTGAAGTCCACAACTGGGCGGCCGGCGCGTTCGACGTCGAGGCCGGCGAGTGATGGCCGGCACGAAGAAGGCGCCGGCCAAGAAGGCGCCCGCCAAGAAGGCGCCGGCGGCGAGCTCGACGAGCACCAGGACGAAGACCCCGACGTCGGTCGCTCGGCGCGTCGACGACCTCGAAAAGGAAGTCGCCGCACTTCGCACGCAGCTCGACAACATCGCTCGATTCATCGCTGCCGGCGTCGCGCAACAGCTGCAAGCGCAGCTGCTCGCGAATCCGGCCGCACAACAGCAGTTGGCCGCGGCGCTGGCCGCAGCGCAGGGCAACCAGTCCTGATGATTCGTCGATTGCTGGCAGTCCTCGACGCATACGGCACCGACTGGCCGGCGTTCCGCGAGGGGCACCCGGAGGACCGTTGTCCCGTGTGCGGCGAGGCTGTCAGCTCCCACGTCGGTATCGCGCTACCGGACGCCGAATGGGCGAAATGGGCGCACCGACGCGCGGCTGTCGTGGCGCTGATTCTGAGGTAATTCGCGCACGCACCGAACGACATATGTCTTGAAACGACATATGTCGTGGATGATCGGTCTATGGCCGATCGTTTCTTCCCGATGCGCGACGGGACTTACACCCTGTCGTCCGGGTTCGGGGCCCGCTGGGGCACACAGCACCGCGGGCTCGACTTCGCCGCCAAGGACGGAACGCCGATCTATGCGGCGCAGGCCGGCACCGTGGCCTATATCGGGCCGGCGCAAGGGTTCGGGCAGTGGATCGTGATCGACCATCCGGCCGAGGCCGGCGCCGGCACGACCGTCTACGGGCACATGTGGAACGCGTTCGCGACCGGGCTCAAGGCCGGCGATCGCGTCCAGGCCGGCCAACTCATTGCCTACGTCGGCTCGAACGGGCAGTCGACGGGGCCCCACCTGCACTTCGAAGTTCACCCGACCGTGTGGCGCCAAGGCTCCCAGATCGACCCGGCGCCGTGGCTGCGCGGTGCGCTCAATCCCGGCAACCAAACGGAGGTATGGCCAGTGATTCATTCCGGCCGCATGACGTGGCTTTACGACGTGCTGCGCGCCGAGCTCGGTACCGACCGTGTTCGCGCGCTACCGGGCTGGGAAACCCGCGGGCACGGCGACTTTAAGGACTGCCGCGGCGTCATGCTGCACCACACCGGCAACAGTCGCGAGTCGGCCGATTCGATCGCGCGCGGGCGGCCGGACCTGGCGGGCCCGCTGTCACAGCTGCACATTGCACCCGATGGCATGGTGACCGTCGTCGCGGCCGGCGTCGCGTGGCACGCCGGCGCGGGATCGCTGCCGTGGGTTCAGGCGAATATGGGTAACTGGTATCTGCTCGGGTTCGAGTGCGCTTGGCCAGATATCGCGCCGAACGGCTCGTATAACGAGCGGCAGCGGTGGCCAGACGCGCAGGTAATCGCGATGCGCGACGCGTCCGCGGCCTGTCTCGGGCATCTGCGCTACCGGCAAGACCGGTTGACGATGCACAAGACCTACGCCGGCCGCGCTCAAGGAAAATGGGATCCGGGAAATATGGACCTCGGCTGGATGCAAGGCGAGGTCGGAAAGGATCTGGACGGCTACGTCTTCCCGGGCGAACGTCCCGAAGGCGCCGCGCTGCCGCCGTCGACGCCGCTGCCGGTCATCAAGCCGGTTATCACGCCCCCGGGCGCGTGGGCCGACGTGCTGCTGTTCCGTGGGAACCCGAACCAGTCAGCCGCGCAAGTCGCCGAGCTGCAACGCCGGCTGCGCGACGCGTACAGCCGCACGCACGGCCGCGGCCTGGCCGTCGACGGCGACTTCGGGCCCGCTACCGAAGCGGCGGTGCGCTCATTCCAGAACGCCGCCGGACTCGACGTCGACGGCATTGTCGGGCCGCTCACCGCCGCGGCGCTCGAACTGCGGATCGTCTGATGGCGTACCAGGCGCCGCGCAACGTCGGCGACACGCACCCGCTGATCCCGGCGGCGAAACGGAAGCTGGCCGGCAACTCATACGGCAAGGCGATCGGCGACGACCGCAGCACCGTCTACACAGACGCGTTCGGCGCCGCGCTCATCCAGTACGGCCGCAACGTTCACGACCTGGTGCTGGCCGGCCGGCGACCGGGCCCGGACGTCAACGTCGAGGGAATCTTCGACTGGGCGATTCAGCGGCAAATGGAGCTGGAGCCGGTCACGGCGCCGCCGGCTGCACAGCCGGCGCCGCGTGATCGCGCGATCGGCTACGTCTGGCGCGGTACCGGCGGCATCGTCGGGCAAGACCTCGTGTCGCTGGTCTGCCAGCACGTCGCCGACCTGGTGGAGGAAGTCAACCCACCGTGGGCGGCGACGATGGGCGGAATCCCCGTCGGCGTGGCCGGCGGAATCGGCGATCCGAGCATGTGGTCGGCCGTGCAAGCGACGGTCGCATGGGCACAGACCGACTTCATCGCACGCCACAAGGTCAACCCGAAGATCCGCGTCGTGATCGGTGGCTATTCGGCCGGCGCGATCGCCGCGGCGATGTTCCGCGCGTGGCTGCTCGAACACTTCCCGGACAACTACGTCTGTTCGTTCAGCTTCGGCGATCCGACGCGGCCGTTCGGCGGGGGATTCTTTGGCCGGCCCGCGCCGTGGGGCCGCGGCATCTCGACGATGAGCTACGGCGATCCGAGCGACTTCCGGCACTGCTGGCTGACGCACGAAGGCGATATGTACGCGCAGATTCCCGGCGGCGTGGTCGGCGACATCATGGACGACGTTTACGAAGAGGTCACCCGGTTCGCGTTCCGCGATATCGGGCAGGTGGCCGTGCGGATGATGACCGCGATCCCCACAATCGCCGGCAAGGCCGGCATCTCGCTACCCGACGCGTTCGACGCGCTGGCCGGCGGTCCGGCCGGCCTCGTCGGATTCGGTCTGCCGCTACTCATCTCGTCGATCGGCGGGTTCATCCCGGCCGGCAACGCCGACCAGCTCACCGGCACCGCAGCCGCTGCCAAGGCCGCGACAATCGGGCTGCAATTTCTGTTCGCCGGCACCGCACCGCATATCCGCTACCACATCGACGAGGCATGGCCCGGGGGCCCGACGTTCCTCGACCTGGCGCGCCAACACGTCCGCGACTGGGCCAGCCGGCCGGCCGCGTAACCCACAACCGAAGGGAAACCCTGATGTTGAGCAAGTACTCGCCGGCGCAGAAGGCCAAGGCGACTGCGGCGCTGCTCTCGTCGCTGGTGCTGTTCCTCGGCGCGTTCGGCGCGTTCGTCGCCGACATTCTGCCGACCGGATCCAGCACCGCGGCGGCGATCGCCGCCGGCATCGCCGTCGTCTGCGCGGTGTTGGTTCGGACGGCGACGTTCCTCACGACGTCGGCGCCGACGCTCGATCAGATCGCAAAGAACCTCGACGACACGATCGAGCTCGTTCGCGAGATCCGGCCGGCGGCCATCGAACCGACGTACGGCCGGCCCGCGCGACGCGACGTCGGCGCCGACGACGAGCCGACGAGCTAGGACCGTGGCGGCATGGAAGGGACCACGACACCGATCCTGGGCGTCGGATACGAACATCTCGCTACTCATGGCGATCGTTGTGGTTGTGGCCTACGTGATTTGGGAAATCGTCGGGGAAGCACCACAAGGCATGGTGACGCTCGTCGGCTTGGCCGGCGGCGCGTTGTTCGGCGCCGTGTCCGGTGACAAACGGAAACGCGACCACGAAATCGAGCGCACCGCCAAACGGGCCGAAGCGAAGGCCGACCGCGCAGTCGCCGTCGTCGAGGACCAGGACCGCGACGAGGACCAGGACAAGGGGAAGACGCGATGACGACCATCGTCGACAACCTTTGGTCGTGGCAGTTTCTGGCCGGCGTGCTCGCCGGGTTCACGCTGTCGCGTGCCTGGTGCATGTTGAAGGTGTGGCAGCTCGACCGGCGGTATCCGCTGCCGGACGGCCGGCGGCGCGACGTGTGGGCCGCGGCGGCTGTCGATGCACGCTGGGTGGCCGGCGTAGTCGGCGCCGTGTTCCTGATCTGGTCGGTGGTCCAGACGCAGGAGAACGCCAACGAGAACGCGCGGATCGCGGCTGAAGCGAAGACGTTCGCCGCGGCTGTCCAGCAGTGCCAATCCGATCTGATCGCGTCGATCCTGGGCAGTCGCGCGGTCACGACAGACAACGATCGTCTCTCGCTGGAGGAACGTGCGCTGTTGGCCGACGGGCAGAGGCTAGGGCTGGAATGGCTCGGCTCACTGGTGTCGCCACCGCCCGATATCGACCGGCTCGAACCGAACGACCCGGCGCGGTCGCGCTATTTCATCGAGCGGACGCGCGTCTACTTCAACCAGCTCGCCGAGCTAAACCGCAGGATCGACGCCTTGCACGCCGAGCAGGCCAACAACGAACGCGCGCGGCCGGCGCTGCCTGATCCCGACTGCGGAACCTAGACGCTCTCCCCGCGACCGGCCGCGACGGCGCCCATGACAAACGTGCCGTTGCCGCCTCGACGTCGCCCGGGCGTTTCCCGCGCAGCCATCATCACAGCGCGTACCGCGTCGTCTTCGACCGGCACGTATATCTCCGTGGTCGCCACGCTGGAGTGCCCGAGCATCGTCTGTAGAGCACGAAGGTCTCGGGTGCCGTCGTAAGCCTTCTTCGCGAACCTGTGCCGCAACTTGTGCATGGTCCAGATACCCGGGATGGCCGCTGCGCACAGCTTGCCGACATAGGACGGCGACAGGTGCCCGTTGTCGTTGCCGGGGAACAGGTACCCGGTGGCCGGGGCGCCCGGTGTGTGGCCGGCTGGTCCCTGTGCCACCAGCTCGGCGAGCTCGTCGCTGATCGGCAGAATCCGAATCTTGCCGCCCTTACCGTGCACGAGAAGTTCGTAGCCGCTATATCCCTCGCTCAGGTCGTCGGTGTGGACCTGGGCCACTTCGGCGCGACGTAGCCCTACCTCGTCTGCCAGCCTCAACATGAGCATGACGCGCGGCGTTGCCGCCATCATCGCCTCGCAGTAGGCCCGATCCGGCACGGGCCGCGGGCGCGGTGGAGAGGGTTTGACCGAGGGCAGCGCGCGGGCGGGATTCGTCGCTAGATGACCCTCGTCGTGCGCCCACGTGAAGAATGACACGGCCGTGTTGCGGTATCCCCGGCGAGTTTCCCGCGCCCAATGCGTCTGCTTAGCAAAGAAGTCCCGCAGCGACTCGCCGGTGAGATTTTCTGGCGACACTCCGACGCCGCGCGAGATACGGCGAAGGTGGGCGGTTCGTGTTGCGAGCGTCGTTTGCGGGTAGCCGGCCGAGGCGAGATGGGTCACGTAGCGGGTTATCAGGGGGCGCCACGCCTCGGGTAGCGGCTGTGGCGCGGGCCCGGTTTTCCTCGGCAGTGCTCTCATGCTCCCCTCGACATCTCCCGACCTATCACCGGGATTACCACTGTCGTTGGTTAGCTGACAACGGCTGTCCACAGAATGGAGAGGGGCCCCTCGGCGAATCTTTTTCACAGGCAAATAATCGGCTGCCGCGGTTACGCCCATGGCAATTTACGCGGCTTCCGATGCGGGTTTGTTGGCATGATGGGACACGATCGTTAGCTGTGGCCGCGCCGAGGCGGTCAGCGGCTCGACCAGCTGTTTGCCTGTGGTTTTAGGGGCGAGCGCGAGGTGTCGTTTCGCCGCGCCAACCTCTAAACAGAAGGTTGGGGGTTCGAATCCCTCCGGGCGCACTTTTTCATCTCCTGCCGGCGGATCTTCCGGCGGATACCAACCACCATCGCCGTGTTCCAGCCAACTGATTGGAACACCGGTGGCAAGGGCCCACGCATTGAGCACGATTTTGCGGACGGGCCCTTTTCCTTTCTCAGCGTTGGAAACGACGGTCCGGCCGCAACCCATGAGGGCGGCGAGCTCTTCTTGCTTCAAGCCTGCTTCCAGGCGCGCGATCAACAGACGGTACGAAAGCCGGCTGGGTGGGATCCTGCCCATATCTAGCGCTTGTGACATACCGGCGATTCTAAGTACGTCTGTCGCTTATGCGCAATATGGCCGTACGTCAACCCTTGTGAGCGGAAACGACATGACGGCCCAAACCTGGCAAACCGGCCGGGACTGCCGAACAACTCGTAACCGAGAAATTTCCGGCGTGGCGCATTTTCCAGAAGACGACATATGTCGCTATGTTGGGTCTCATGACGCCAACCGACACCACCGCGACGGAGCTCACTGTCTCCGAAGCTGCTGCCGCACATGACATTCCGAAACGATCACTGCATCGTGCGATCGAACGCGGGCAGATTCCCGCGCGTCGCGTCGGGCCACTCTTCCTCGTCGACGCCGAAGCCGCTCGGCTCTACGGCGAAGTGTTCAAGGCGCGTCGAGCACTCGACGCCTACACCGGCCGCACCGCATCTGACAACGATTCCGATTCCGAATGATGGGCACCCTCGGCGCGCTCTGCGGACTGGCCGGCGACGCCCTGATCGCCATCGGGACCGCGCTGCGCGAGCGCGATCGCAGGTTCTCGGACTACGAGGCCGGCGACTACCTGGCACCTGTCGAGCCGCCGGCACCGGCTGACGATCTGTCGATTCCGCTTCGCGATGTCCGCGTGGCGCTCGACGACCTTTCCGATTCGAAGCTGCTCAACATCGCGGCGACCATCATCGCCGGCTGGAAACCGATTCTGCTCAAGACCGCGGACGGTCCGACTGACGTCGACGTCCTGGTTGACGCTCTGCGCGATCGCGCCACTCAATACGCCGTCGTCGAGTTCGACGGCGATTCGCCGGCCACCGGCGCCCCGACCAGCTCGCCGAAACACGGCGAGTGATGGACGGCCGGCGCGCCGCTGCTACCGGAACGCCGGCCCCGACACCCGAAGAAAGGGTTCGAATGTCAACAGACAACCTACGGCCGATCTGGACGCCCGACGACTACCGGCAGGCCCTCCGTGACGCAGCCAAGCAGTCCGAACACCGCGGCGCCGTCAACGACGACCCACACTACGCCCGCTCGGCATCGGCCGAACCGCGGCGAGGGGCCAGCGCGCGCGCCGTACTGCGCGTGCTGATCGCGATGGGATCCGGCGCCGTGCTCGTTGCGATGTTCCTGCTGTGGCTGGCGGCGCCAGCCAAGGCCGATCCGCCCGGCTGCCTGACGCAATTCTGGCTGATTCCGTTCAAGTCGAACACGCGCACGATCTGCGACGGTCCGATCCAGCCGGACGGATCATGGCAGCGCGCCCGCGAATTCTGGTCGCCGGCCTACACCGCGCCGGCCCGGACATCGTGCTCAGGCGGATATCGGTACTCCAACTGCACGCACTACCCCGAGCAGTTCGTTCCGCGAAAGTCCCTCGGTGTCGACGTCTATCCCGTCCGGCCCGAAACCGTGCTGCACGACGAGCCGGGGCACATCAAATGAGCGCCGGAAGCATGGACAACGAGCGTGTTCGCATCGTCAACGTCGACGACGAATGTGTGCTCGCCGTGATCGCGTTCCCGAACGGCGCAGTCGACATCAAGAGCAAGCTTCCAGCCAGCGAATCCGCGCGGGTGCTCCGGGATCTCGCCACCGCGATCGAGGCCCGAGGATGATCCGCGCGCTGTTCTGCCGCGGCCGGCACCACATCCGCACCGCCCCACGGCCGGCCGACGGTGGACTCGTCACCGTCGACACGATCGTCGCGCGGATCCGACGCGAGCAGTTCGAGGGCAACATGCGCCGCACCGCGCAGTCGGTCGCGATTGGGGTGCCGGCATGACGCGCCACGACGTGAAGATCGAACCGCGCTGGTTCGAGCGGATCCGGCAGAACGAGAAGTTCGCCGAAGTCCGCTACGACGATCGCGACTACCAGACCGGCGACACGATCCGATTCCAGCGCAGTGACACCGATGGCACGTTCCATTGGCACTACGTCACGCGCACAATCACGCACGTTCTGCGCGGCATGGAGGCGATCGAAGACGGCTACGTCGTGCTGTCACTGGAGGATCCGCGCGTCGCCGAACACGCGCGCACTATCGCCAATCTGCGTGACGAAATCGACCGGCTGGCGCGCTCGAATCGCGCTCTCCGCGGCGCCAACACGCGACTGAGGAACGCGCGATGAGGGCGATCGCCGGCGGCGCCGCAGCCGGCCTACTGATCGCCGTCCTGGTCCTGGCCGTCGGCGTCAACGCCGCGGCATGGATCGCACTCGCGCTGTCGGTGGCGGCGATCGCCACCGGCGCCGCCGACTACGTGCGGACGCACTGATGACAGCGATCATCGCGCGGCCGGGAAACGACGGCCGGCTGTGGCCGGGTTACGCCGTCCGTTTCTGCCCGGTCTGCGCCCAGGAAGTCGCCACGCACAGAGAACCCGTTCAAGACGATCGAAAGGAATTGGTTGTGTACCACGACCACTGGGACACCATCGGCAAGCCGTGCCGGATGGGCGGCAAACGCGCAGCGATCCGTGCTGTCGCGTTCACCAGCAAGGTAGGTGCCGCATGAAGGTTGGCATCGAACTCGCCGCGCTCGAACGCATCGACGATCTGGTCGGCACGCTCGACAAGCTGACCGCGGCGATCAAAGAGAACACCGCGGCGATCGAAGCCGCGAACCGCTGGCGCGACGATCTGATGAACGGGCCACGCGGATGACCGCGGTCGGACTTCCGCCGCACAAGTGCGAAAACTGCGGATACGCACAGAAATACAGCAAGCAGCGTCCCGGCGAGAAACCGGCGTTCTGTGCCGAACACGAACGCTGGTTGTGCTTCGCGTGCCGCACACTGATGGGCTGCGTCGACGCCGGTCACAAGCTCGACGCGCAGGCACCGCGGCGTGACTACACCGACCAGGTTCCGCCGAATGATGGCATTTATGCGTGGATCGACGAAGACGTCTACCACGGCGACATGATGTCCTTGTCGTCTTCGGGCGCACGGGATCTGCTGAACATCACGCCAGAAGAGTTCGACTTCGCGCGGCGAGTGCCGCGGGATCCGAACAAGAACTACGACTTCGGACATGCCGCGCACAAGATGGTGCTCGGCAAGGGCGCCAAGCTGAAGATGCTCGATCCGAAGGTTCACGGGCTCAAGGCCGACGGGAAACCGGCGCAGAATCCGACGTCGACGGCGATGTGGCGGAAGTCCGCGGCCGATGCGCGCAAACAAGGTCTGATTCCGGTCGCGAAATCCGACATGGAGAAGGCACAAACCATGGCCGGCCGTGTGTTTCAGCACCGAGTCGCGGCGCGGCTGTTGTCGAAAGGTCGCGCAGAGCACTCGATCTACTGGCACGACGACGCAACCCGCGTCCGGTTGCGCTGCCGGCCGGACTTCATCACAGAGGGCCTGGGCAGAACGATCTGTGTCGATTACAAAACCGCGACGTCGGCGAACCCGCGCCAATTCATGCGGGCCGTCGCCGAGTACGGCTACCACCAGCAGCAGGCGTTCTACGAAGACGGCTTGGCCGAAATCGGGCTGACCGACGTCGGATTCCTGTTCATTGTCCAGTCAAAGACGGCTCCGTTCACTGTGTCCGTTTGCGAGATCGACCCCGAAATCGTCGAGCTCGGCCGGCGCCAGAACCGCGTCGCGATCGAGTTGTTCGCGCGCTGCATGAAACAGGACCGCTGGCCCGGATACGACGGCATCCAAACCGTCGGGATGGCTGGCTGGGCCGTCAAACAGATCGAAGACCAGCTCGAAGAGTTCGAGCTTCAACCCACCGCATGAGGAAGGCGCCAAACACCATGACCAGCAACGAAATCGACAAGATCGACCCCGACGCCGGCACGCTCGAATGGCTGCCGCCGGCACAGGCGCCGTCGGCCGTGTCGCGCGCGATGCTCCGCGAACACGCGCAGATGATGTCCGACGCCTACCAGCTGGCGAAGGGCATCTGTGGGGACGGCCGGAACGGTACCGGCCTGATGGTTCCGCAGCGATTCCGCGGGAAGCCGGAAGAGGCTGCCGCGGCGATGATCTACGGATCCGAGCTCGGACTCAACCCGTTGCAGGCTGTCCAGCGCGTCGTTCCCATCCACGGAATGCCCACGCTCGAAGCCCGCACGATGGTTGGTCTGCTCAAGGCGCGCGGCTACAAGATCCGCACCGTCGAGCAGTCCGACACCAGCGTGACTGTCGAAGGCGTTGCGCCGGACGGCGAGACAGCATCGAGCACCTGGACCATCGAGCGCGCCAAGCGCGCCGGCTACGTTCCGACGCCGAGCTCGCCGGATTCGAAATGCAGGCCCGACGTCGAGGACGACTGGGTGACCGTTTCGAAGACGTGGGACGGCAAGGTGAAGAAGTCCGTCGTCGGGAACATGAAGTACATCACCGACCCGCAGGCCATGTTGAAGGCCAAGGCGCAGTCGGAGGTATGTCGCGACCTGGCGCCCGACGTGCTCATGGGTATCAGCTACACCCGCGAGGACTTGGAATCCGAGCGTCAAGACCAGTTCGAGGATCGCCGGCCGGCCGCGGCGCCGGCCCGGACGCAGCGCGTCACAGTCGACGAGATATTCGCCGAAGAGGTTCCGCTGTCGTCTGACGGCACCGTCGACGGAAACCCGCCCACCGCGGCGCAGGCCGCACCGGAGCCGGCGCCCGAGCCGGATACCCACCAGGCGCCGGCCGGCGACGTGACAGAGGACCAGGGCGCCGGGGCCCCGGATCCGGGCGAACCGTCGCCGGCCGAGCAATCCGACACGGTAGTCAAGCCGGCGCCGGCGCCTGAGCCGGACACCGCGGCTGCCGCTGCGGCCGTGAAGAAGGCCGCGGCCGACGCCGAGGCGGCGAAGTCGACGTCGAAGAAGGTCAACGCCAAGCGCTCGACGGCGCCGGCAGCGAACCCGGACAAGCCGAAAACCCGGATGCGCCAAGCACTCGAGAAGCGTCTATTCGCGCTACTGGGCGACGCCGGACTGTCGGGCGACAAGGACCGCGACGGCCGGCTCGCTGTCTATCGCTCAATTCTCGACGACCAGTCGATCAGCTCGACGGACGACCTCGACGATCCCGCGGTCGGAAAGGTCGCTGACCAGCTCTACGCCTGGCAGCAACAGAACGAACTCGACGAGCAGATCGCCGGAATCCTGTCCGACGCTGCGCGCGCCGAGTCCGAATCCGCGGCGCCCGCTGCGGATCCCACCACCGAAGGGAACGACGAGTGATCCAGAGCGATATCGACCGGATCGCAAGGCAAGTCGCGCTGCGGCTGGCGCTCAAGCACGCGGAAGGCTACGGCGACGCCGACGAGGTAGTCGCCACCGCCGAGACGTTCCGCGCATTCCTGGCCGGCGAGACACCGGCCGCAACCACCACTGAAGGGAACGAGTGAATGGCGCTGATTCAGGACCAGCCCGAAGATCTGCCGACGACGAACGCGCTCGACGCGATCGAGGATCCCGACGCCGAGCCGATAGGCGAACGCGCTGAGGTCTATCTGTCTGGAGCCCACGTCGCGACACTCGACAACGCGCCGACCGGGGCCGGTGCGCGGGTAACGCTCATGGTCGAACTCGAAGTCGTCGAAGAGGGCCACAAGTACAAGGAGAACGGCGAAGTCGAAGTCCCGATCCGGCGCTGCAAGCGGATCGGCGACATGTGGCGCCCCGGCACCGAGAGACCGCCCACCAAGGAGGAAATCGCCGCACAGCAGGCCGCGGCGAAGGCGAGAGCCGCTGCCGAGCAAGCCGCGCGCGAAGAGGCTGAGCGGGCAGAGCAGGAGCACAACGAACCGCCGATGTTCGACGAGGACGGCGAACCGATCAGCGACGATGCGCCGCGCCCACCAGACGACGACGTGGTGGACGCCGAAGTCGTCGAAGACGACGACGAGGCGGATCCGAACACCCAGTTCGACGTGGACGAGGACCAGGACGTCAGCAACGTCGTGCAGTTCTCCGACGGCGGCAAGTGAGCGCGGCAGACGCCGGCCACTCGGCGCACTGGATCAGCGAGTGCTCGAAATGCCTCGCGATATTCCGCGACTCACCCGAGACGGCCGGCGTCTGCCCCCGCTGCGGACACGAAAACCACTACAGCGATGAGGAATCCCAGTGGGACGGCGAAACCCTATCCACGTCATCGGCGAGCCGATGCGAAAAGGCGTCACGTGGCTGTCCGACGACCTGATCCGCTCAGGCGCCCGCGACGATGCGCTGGGATCTGACGGGTTCGTCGTCGTGGCCTACCTACTCTCGCGCGTCGCCAGCAGCGGCCGGCCCGCGTGGGAGACCTCAGCGGCTCAGATATCCGAGCAATTCGGTTGGGGCCGTAATCGTGAGCGCGCTTCTCGCGCGATCGACCGGGCTGCCAAAGACAAACGTCTGCTGATCCGTAACTACCTCCGAGACGGGCAGCTGGTGCCCCGGCGATGCGCGTACGTGGTGTGCGCTGGCGGTCGCCAGTTCACCGATGAAGAGCTGCTGCGGTGGTCGACCCCGATCGTTGTTCCCTCGAAATCGACACCGGGGGAGGACATTCTATGAACACGCACCATGCACGGATTCCGTGCAACATTGCACGCTCCGTCATGCACGGAAACCGTGCAACATCAGCGGTCCACACCTTGCACGGAAACCGTGCAACATCAGCGACTTTCGAGACGCGCAATCTTGCACGGTTTTTTGTGCAACATCACCGGCCCGAATCTTGCACGGCTGCCGTGCAAGATGTCATGCACGGTTTCAGTGCAACAAAGGACAACCCACCTACGTACGTAGGTAAGGACAACCCGATCCCGTCATGCACTGCGTGCAAGACGGCCGTTCTCCCCTACCGCAACTTGACGGCCAATCACCTTGACCAAACCAGCCACCGAGGTAACCAACTGACCGCACGCGCGGAACGAGGGGTGTCGCCATGCCAGCACTGACCGCAAAGCAGATGGCGACGAACTTCGCTATCGACGACGCCTGGTGTCCCGGATGCGGACTCCACCGGCACGTCCACGGCGAACACCGCGCGGATTGCACCACCGAGCCGGCGCCGCTGATGTGCGCTGACTGCGACGAAATCCGACTGCCGAGCGAACGCGGGGCGCCCTGGCAGTACCGACCAGCTACCCGCACGTACCACTGCCCTACCCACCAGAAAGGCACCACCGCATGACCGAGCTACACGAGATGGGACCAGGGCCCGACATCCGCGCAGGCGCATTCCTGGGCGCATGGGACCGCATCGAGGCCGCGCAGAAACTCAAGACCGACAGGAAGGGGCGCGTCGTCGACCCGCTGCCCGAGCTCTACTGGGCGACGCTCGCTGAAGCCGACGTGCTCGCTCGACTCGCTACGGCCGACGAGGATCCCGGCCGCGACGCCGGCCGGTTCATGGTCGACCGCGATCGCCGCGACCGCGAGCACCGCGCGAAGTTCAAAGACGCACTCAACGGCGCGCGTCGGCACCCGCACCGCGCGGCCGGCGACGAGCTCGTCGCCGGCCGCGCCGGCCGCGGCGCACCGTGGGCACCAGGGCAACGCGTCCGCATCACCGACCGGAACGACATTTTCGTCGGCCGGATCGGCACCGTCGGCGACGTCAAGCAGTCACCGAAGCCCGACGGCGAACCGGCGTTACGGGTCGACTTCGACCCCGACCCGAACGATCCCGAGCCGTGCCGCCAAGTGTTCGTGTCCGCGCGTGACGTCGAGCTGGTGTCGCTCTGATGGCCGGCGCACGCGAAAACGTCGCGATCTTCAACCCGCTTGTGCTGCCGCTGCCGTCGTGGCACCCGGACGGGCCCGACGGCGCGATCGACGGGTTCCTGATCCCGTTCCTGTTCCCCGAGAACCGAGCCAGCGGCCGGCAGCCGAACCGGGCCGCGAGGATCCGCGTCCACCCGACCGACTATGGCTGGCGGGCCGCGCTGATGAACTGCCAGGACCACGCCGAGACGGCCGAGCAGGCACGCGCGTTCGCCGCGGCATGGATCCGCGCGGCCGAACTGCTCGAAAGCGTGGCGAAGCGCGCCGAGCAAGACCAGGGCGACGAGCACGTCGTCGACGCCGAAGTCGTCGATCCCGACGACGAAGACACCTGCCCGCACGACGACCTGCGCTGTTCGTGCGCCGTCGGGAAGGGACACCGCGCATGATCGCCGTCGGGATCGACCCGTCGCTCACGTCGACCGGCGTCGCCGTCCTGGTCGATGGGAAGCTGGCGCACTACGGCCGGTACGGGCGACCAGGGCAGAACGGCGCCAGCTACACCACGCGATCGCGGCGCGTCCGCCGCATGATCCGCGAAGTCACCGAAGCCGCGCTCAGCTGCGGCCGGCCGGACGTGTTCGTGATCGAAGAACACCCCTACGCCGTCGGCAACCAGGGCAACGAGTTCGATCGCGCCGCGATCTGGCATGGCATCTTCGGCAATTTGGACGCCCGCGAAGTCCCCGGCGTCGTGGTCAACAACAAGACCGCGAAGGCGTGGGTTACCGGCATCGGCAACCCCGGCAAGAACGGTGTGATCGAAGTGATCGACGACTGGTACGCCGGCCAGATCGAACCACCGCTGAAGAAGTGGCGGAAGACCGTCGACCACCCCGACGACGTGGCCGACGCGATCGGCTTCGCCACCATGGGCGCATACAAGCTCGGCGATCCGATCCCGTTCGAACCGAAGGAACGGCACCGAACCGCGCTAGCGTTGCTGCCATGGCCGAAGATCGCGCGGGCCCGCTGATGCGATGCCCGTTCTGCCGCGCCTACTCGCTCACGTTCGACTGGCTGCGCAACGCGTTCGTCTGCCACATCTACGGGGCGACCATCCCGGCGGAAACGATGACCGCATGACCACAATTCGCCAATACACGTCCGCCCAACGAACCGATCCGCACGACGAGCACAACGACGAAAGGCGAAGTGAGAAATGACCGCGCAACGCCCAGACTTCGTGATGGTCGGCGGGCAACAGGACGGCAAGGTCTACCTGCTCGCATCCAAGACGCTCACCGAAGTTGAACTTCGCATGGAACGCGACCGGCTCGATAACCGCTACGGCTGGCCGAAACCGTGGGGCCCGGAACGACACTTCGTTACGGCCGAGATGCGCGACTATGTGATGGTGGTCGGCGACAGTTACGCCGAAGCGTTCCGCACACTGTTCGAAGAATGGAGTCCCGAACCCGAGCCGCGGCCGGCGATCGACGGGCTACGCGCCGTGACCCAACGTGCCCGGAACATCGCGTATCACGACCTCGGCATCGACAGCGGTCCGCCGGCGATCGACGCGCCACCGCGAGCGCTACCGCCGGGATGATGTAGGGCTGAGTGCGATCAGAGTTCGAGGCCGAGCTCGGCCACGAGCTTGTCCGCTGAGATGGTCACGCCGCTACGTTCGTGGACGCTGATCCGGTCGCGAAGATCCTCAAGTTCTTCGAGCATGTCGTCGTAGCGTTCAGCTGAAATCAGCACAGCGGCCGGCGTGGAATGGTTCATCAGCAACACGTCTTCGTCGGCCGCTTGCCGAACAAGCTCGGACAGCCGAGCCTTGGCCTTGCTGATCGGAATCATGACGCTCATCGCTTGTAGACCTCTCTGCGGTGGCCAACGCGGGTGACGTTGACGATGTGAAGTCCGTCGTCGATCACGTAGACGACGCGGAAGTTGCCGACGCGAATCCGGTACGCGTCGGTGGTGCCCGAGAGCTTTGTGCAGCCGTGCGGCCGGGGCTCGTCAGCAAGCGCGGTGATCGCGACCATGACGCGCTTCTGCTCGCCGCGCTGCAACCGCTGGATCTGCTTCGCGGCGCTGGTCTCGATCTCAACCCGGTAGCTGCTCATACGAAAATGATACCAACAATGTGGACCATAAATCAAGTCCAGAAATCAGGTCCAGTTTCACGATTTCTCAGGCATGACGCCCCGTCGAGCTAGACGACATATGTCGCATATGGCACAATTGTCGTATGAACGCAGCGCGCCCCACCAAGACCCAGACCTTCTCAATCGAAGCGGAATCCGGGACGTACGGACCGTTCGACACCTACGACGATGCCCGCCTCTACCAGCGCGAATGGCAGCTGACCGGCAGCAGCGTAGTTCCGAACTGACCCCGAACCCGCCGGCCCCCAACAGCCGGCGGGCAACCCAATTCCATCAGAAACGGAAGTCCGGCATGAAAGTGCGCATCAACTTCACCGTCGACATTGACCCCGAAGCGTGGGCCGAGGAATACGGCACCGACCTTGACGGCACCCCAACTCGAGGCGACGTGCAACACCACGCCCAGCAGATCGTCTTGCAGCACTTCGGCAGTCTCGGACTGCTCGCGTGAAGGCCGGCGATCTGTTCACGCTCCCCGTCGTCGCAACCACCTGCAAGACCGGCAACCAGGGCGCACTATTCGGAGTGGCGTCGTGATGCCCGCGACCGGGGCGCGGGTCCAATCGCCGGACGGCGCGCTCCGCGGAATCGTGGTGTCGGCGCCGGCGCCCGGGATGCGGCGCATCCGGTGGGACGGCGAACGTCAGACCGTCGACGTGTTCGCCGGCGAAATCGAAGCCGAACGCACGTAACGACCAGCGCGGCCGGCGCGATGATGGAGGGATGAAACCCACCACTCGCGCCGGCCTGGTCGTGACCGCTGCAATCGTGCTCACCACCGCGGCGCCCGCCGGCGTCGCCGCTGCCAGTGAAGCTGGCTATCTCGCACGCCTCGGCGTCGACTACGGCTACCAGCTGAATGCCGAATCCATCCCGGCCGCACTCGAAGCCGGCCGCGTCCTGTGCGACGAAATGCGCGCCGGCACACCCCGCGACCAGCTCACCGCCAGCGTCTATCAGGCAATCCCCGGCATCACACAAGACCAGGCCGGCGGAATGGTGTTCGCCGCGCACACCGAACTGTGTCCAGAGACCGGCGAGTTCGACGCCCCCGTGTAACCCGACACGGCGCGACATTCGCGCATATACGACAAATGTGCTCTCCCGGCTATCGTCGGGGGAGCACTTTCGTTTCCACGACCAGGAGGTTTCCGACATGGGCGCACGCGACACCAACAAGAACGACACCAGCGAGGCCACCGCGAGCACCACCGCAGCCGACGCGTCCACGACCGAGGACGCCACAGCTGCCAGCAGCAAGCCGGCCGAACCGCAGCGCGTCATCATCGAACAGGCACCCGCCGAGCCGGCCGTGTTCTACGGCGAAGGTGGAATCGTCCCCGGATCCGGCAGCGCCACCGACCCGAACAAGCCGCACGTCAAGGCCAACTACCAGCCGTTCGACTGGTAACCCAGCCGCCGGATAGTTCGCGCTGATGGCCGGCGTCGATCGCAACACCGCCACCCGCGACCGGCACCGCCGCGCCATCCAGCGCGGACACCCGGACTGCGGCAGCGAGCACCACGACTGCTCACAGAAGCACCCGCCGTGCGGGATCTGCGGAGAACCCATCGACTACGAGCTCCCGCATCTCGATCCATGGGAGTTCGTCGTCGACCACGTTGTCCCCATAGCGGCCGGCGGCGCCGACGAGCTCTGGAACAAGCAAGCCGCGCACCGCTTCTGCAACGGCGAGAAGTCCGACCGACTGGCCGACCAGCTGCCCGTCGGCGTCACGTTCGTAACCACCCGCAGCTGGTAGCTCGAAAGGACATCCCAGTTGACCAACCAGCCCCGAGACAGCAAGGGCCGCTTCGCATCCACCGGTGGTGGTGGCAGCTCATCAGGCCGCAAGGACGTCTACAAGATCAACGGCAAGAAGGCCACCAAGTCTCAGGTCACAGCCGCACTCAAGGCCGACACTGCCGGCCATCTCGCCTCAGCACGCCGCAAGGCAGCCAAGACCGCAACGCGTCGAGCCAAGGTCAAAGCCGCCGTGTCACGCATCACCGGCCGCGGCAAACGCTGACCGACGTCGAGGACCAGGACCATGCACACACCAGACGACGCCGGCATCGTCACGACGTCGATCACCATCACCCGCCGCTACTGGCCCAACGATCCAGACCCTGAGACCAACGACACGATCCTTGTCCAAGCCGAAGGCCAGCCGACCATGGTCGAAGCGCTCGGCCTGTTGGAGTTCGCCAAGCTGCACTGGATCAAGCCCGCCGACCCGGACGTCGAACCATGACCGTCGTCCTCATCGCGGCCACCCTGACCCGAGCCCAACAGATCGCCGAGCAAGCCGGCATAACGAAGCCCGTCACCATGAGCCCGTACAGCATGAGGCACCACGGCGCCGGCCGCGGGATCGTCGCGGACCTGGTGCTCGTCGACGACTCCGCGCTACCGCTCGACAGCCACGCACTCGAAATGGTCGAGCTCATGCGCGCCGGCCGACCGTGAGCACCACACCCGACAACGAGGATCAGGACGTGACCAGACCAGACGAGCAGCACAACGCACGCATTGCAGCCGCGATCGCAGTCGCACAGCACACCGAACCGTTGAGCACAGAACCCGAGTCATGCAAGCACTGCGACGACCGGATCGCGCTCACACCGAACAGCCGGTCGTTCGTCCATATCGAAGGACACCAAGCCGGCAAGCACACATGCGCAGTCAGCCCATACGGATTCCACGCTGAGCCCGTCGGCACTGAGTGCAGCGCGAACCCTGCCAACCCATGCAACGGCAGCCGCGGGATCGAGCCGAACCCATGAGCACCCCGCCGACCGATGAGCAGCTGCACGACATACGCGCCGCGGTGATCGCGATCGTCGTCGCGCTCGGCGCAGCACTACCCATGACCCCAGACGTCCGCGCAACCGTCGGCCGGCTCATGGACACCGAGCACGACCACCAGCCACCCCAGGGCGGGTGACCCGCACCCCCGGCCCCTCCCGCCACCCCATGGCAT